ATCCAAGACACAAAGTAGTAGATCCACAGGCTTTGAAAAACCCCCGTCCAGATCGAATTGAACCGATGGTGATTTATGTGGATACGATCATTCCTGAGATAACTGATTTTAAGCCAATCATGTCTGTGGGTCAGGTTGGGGACGTTACGGTGACAACCACATGAGTTTTACTTATTCCAGTTTAAAAACCGCTATAGAGGATTATACGGAAAATACGGAAACCACATTCGTGACGCACATGGACGACTTTATAAAGCTGTCCGAAGAACGGATTTTAAAAAATGTGCAGTTGCAACTTTTCCGTAAAAATACAACCGGGACGATGACCTCTTCTAATCAATATCTGGCAATGCCCAGTGATTTTTTAGCCCCTTTTTCCTTATCTATAACCAGCAGCAGTGTAAAAACTTTTTTGCAATTTAAAGATGTAAATTATGTACAGTCCTTTAATCCAAACAGTTCTACTACAGGAACACCTCGGTACTACGCCATATTTGATATAACCAATTTTATTATTGGACCCACCCCGGATAGTGGATACACTTCAGAATTGCATTATTTTTACCGACCGGCGAGTTTAACCGCAGCCGGAGCTAGTGGTACGACATGGCTAAGTGAAAATGCAACCCTGGCTCTTTTATATGGGTGTTTAACCGAAGCCTACACCTATATGAAAGGGGAACAAGACTTAATGGCAGAGTATGAAAAACGATTTGGCGAAGCAATGGTGGCCTTGAAAATGTTTGGAGAAGCCAAAGAAGTCACAGAAGATTATCGGGCCGGTATGGTTATTAGACCGAAACAATGATAGACGCATTAAAACTGGACCTTCCTTCCAATTATGCCGTAGAGGTTCATACGACAAACAATCGCGGCTTTACAGCGGAAGAAGTGGCGCATCTCTGTGTAAACAAGATTATCTCTATATCCAACAATACTCATCCGGGCATTCAGGCACAGGCTTACGCCTTTAAGAGTCATATAGAAAAGACCATTGCTTTTTACATGCGTGAAGCTATTAAAAGTGACCGGACCACGGTATATAACGCATTAATGGATGCAGGTCAGCCAGAACTTGCCGAATCAATCAGGAGACTTTGACATGGCTTTTACCGGTAATTTTATGTGTACGTCTTTCAAGAAAGAGCTTATGGAAGCCAAGCACAATTTTCTAAACAGTGGTGGCAGCACATTTCTAGCAGCGTTATATACCAATAGCGCCTCTTTTACTGCGGCTACAACAGCGTATACCGCAACTAATGAGGTTTCTGGTACGGGTTACACCGCTAAAGGCAATACGCTAACCCGCGTAGATCCTTCTACCAGCGGTACGACCGCACTTACCGATTTTGCGGATACAACGTGGACTTCTTCCACCATTACGGCCAGAGGCTCGTTAATTTTTAATGACAGCGCCAGCGGAGATCCTTCTGTTATTGTTTTGGATTTTGGGTCAGATAAAGCGTCCAGTTCAGGAGATTTTACGATTGTCTTTCCTGCTGCGGATGCCAGTAACGCGATTATAAGGATCGCTTAATGGCGGCAATTACCGGCTGGGGCCGCAGTACGTGGGGATCTGGCACATGGGGCGAGGCCTTTCCTGTCTCCGTAACTGGTGTTGCGGGAACAGGCACAGTTGGTTCGGTAACTGTTGTTATTGGTATAGATGTTTCTGTAACAGGGGTTGCAGGCACAGGAGCGGTTGGATCTGTAACGGTTACTGAAGGAAGCGGTGTAACCGTTTCTGTAACAGGTGTTGCTGGAACGGCTGCGGTTGGCTCTGTAACGGTCGAAGGTGATGCCAGTGTCAGCGTAACGGGTGTTGCTGGAACGGCTGCGGTTGGCTCTGTAACGGTCGAAGGTGATGCCAGTGTCAGCGTAACGGGTGTTGCTGGAACGGCTGCGGTTGGGTCTGTAACGGTCGAAGGTGATGCCAATGTCAGCGTAACGGGTGTATCGGGTACAGGGGAGACAAACGGGGTTCTCGTTTGGAGTCTTATAATTCCAGATCAAGACCCCGGCTATAGTGAAATTAGCCCAAGTCAATCTCCATCCTGGTCCTCTGAAACACCCTCTCAAACGCCAGACTGGTTAAAAATTGCAGCATAGGACATGAATTATGGCAAGTACATACACAACTAATCAGGGCCTCGAAAAACCGGCAACGGGTGATCGTTCCGGAACTTGGGGGACCATGACAAATACGAACATGGACATGTTGGACCGGGCCATTTCAGGGGTGGGTGCACTTAGCCTGACAGGCACAGCCACTACATTGACCACGTCAGATGGTTCGGCTTCAGACGGGAACTATAAGGTCCTGGTATTGGGTGGAAGTCCGAGTGGCACCAATACCATTACATTAAGCCCAAACGATGGAGACAAACTGTATTTTGTGGTCAATGCCAGCGGCCAAAGCGTAATTTTTTCACAAGGCACTGGTGCGAATGTCACGATTGCCAATGGTGCGGCTGACATCATCTACGCGGATGGTGCGGGAAGTGGTGCAGCCGTAGCAAGTTTGCTGGCTAATGACCTTGTTTTTAAGACAGGTGATGGCGTAATTCTGAATCTTCAGACCTCTGATACGACGGTAACGGCTGCAAGTGTTCTGGGTCGTTTGGATTTTACAGCGCCTGATGAAGCCAGTGGCACGGATGCCATTCTCCTAGCGGCAAGTATTGCTGCTATTTCCGAAGGTACTTTTGCGGCAGACAATAATGCTACCAAGCTCTCGTTCTTGACGGGTGCGTCAGCGGCGGCGTCAGAAGTGATGTCCATATCGTCGGTTGGCAACGTGACGATGAAAGAAACCGAAACTGGTGATGACACGCCGATGACCCTCTCACTCACCACGGGTGAGGTGGACATAGCGGCGTCAGATGTGCTCGGGAAGATAGAGTGGTCTGCCCCTGATGAAGGTGCTGGAACCGACGCTTTACTTGTTGCCGGGGCCATCGACTGCGTCTCCGAAGGGGACTTCGCAGCAGACTCGAACGCCAGCAAATTGTCATTCAGAACCGGCGCATCCGAAATTGCGACCGAGAAGATGACCATATCTTCTGCCGGGGATATTGCGTTTACCGTTTCCGATGGCGCAGCGATTACCGGAGTTGCCTCAATTAACGCTGGCCAAATCGGCGGAAGTCGAAATTTTATTTACAACGGCGATTTCCAAGTATTTCAACGTGCGGCTTCAGTGAGCGGTATCGGCAACGGCGATACTGGATACCATGTACACGATAGGTGGATGATTTCGGCAGGCGCGGGTGTGCAATCTGAATTTACTTGGTCGGGGGATGCTGAAACTCCTGATGGGTTTAATTCGTCGATGAAATTGAATTGCACGACAGCAGAATCAGCGGTCGCTGCTGGAGAATGGTGGTTTGTGTCGCAGCGATTTGAGGGACAAGATTTGGCAGCACTCAACAAAGGAGATGCTCAAGCCAAAGCGTTGACCTTGAGCTTCTGGGTGAGATCAACAAAAACAGGGACGTTCATCTGTATGCTGTATGACGCTGACAACACCCGTCACATTTCTCAGGCTTACACGGTAAGTTCAACCAATACTTGGGAATATAAAACGCTAACCTTCGCTGGTGATACGAGTGGTGCTCTCAGCAACGATAACGCACGGTCGCTTGATGTCTGGTGGTTCTTAATGGCGGGTTCCGACATGTCATCAGGAACACTTGCTACATCGTGGGCGTCGTACACTGCGGCGAACAACGCTGTCGGACAAGTTAATGTGGCTGATAGCACCTCGAACCTTTGGTTTATGACGGGCGCGCAGTTGGAAATTGGTAGTACTGCCACTGCCTTTCAATATGAAACACAGGGGGAAAACCTACTGCGCTGCCAACGCTATTACGCAAAACGCGCAGCCTCGAACGCTATCCTGTACGGATCATCCGTAACTGGATCAGGGGTGAATTATAGTCACTGGCAATTTCACGTTCCGATGAGAGCAGCCCCTACGATGACCGGCGAGGGCGGTGGTTCTTCCGGCAATACTCAGCAACAGATCAGTGTGGATTCTGGCGGGTCATATGCTGCGGCTGGTACTTATGCGACGTGGGGCAATGATTCAACAGCAAGTGCGGATTTATAAACTAGGAATTTTCATAATGTCATTGAATGAAATCAAAATTAAAGATGCGTCGTTGCTAAAGTATATTAACGTGATTGGCACTTCAGAGCCGTGCATCGTCCAAGTTGTTTTCGACGGCGTGAAATATGGAGTCCCGATGGACACCGGCAACGCTGATTACGCAGTGATTCTAAAACTCCTTGATGCTGAAGAAATTACGATAGAAGACGGCGAAATTATTGAAATAGATTAATGTGCTACGGTTTCAAATCGAATGGATATAGGCCTCTTCGAGGGAAGTGCAATCGCCGTGTGCCTTGGGCTGGTGGGCACGATGTGGGGATTTTTACAAAAACTCGTCAGCAGCAAACTGCGCGAACAGTATGAGATTATCGTGAAATTAATAGACCGAATGAATCGCTCCGATGAAGCTTCAGAAAGACGGCACAATGCGCTGATAGATAAAACCGATGAATTGGAAAAAACAGTTGGATCTCTGTCGGAAAAGATTAGCTTTCTTCAAGGCCGTCTGAATTCAAGAGGGCATTCATAGAATGCCATTAACCAAGTTACAATTCCGTCCCGGCATTAACCGTGAAATTACTTCCTATAGTAATGAAGGCGGCTGGTACGACTGTGACAAGGTTCGCTTCCGGTACGGCTATCCTGAAAAAATAGGGGGCTGGGAACAGGATTCTTCAGCCACTTTTTTAGGAACCTGCCGTGCGCTTCATACCTTTGTCATCTTGGCTGGTGACGTTTATACCGGTGTAGGTACTAATCTAAAATATTATATTTATTTGGGTGGTACGTTTAATGATATTACACCGTTGCGTTCGACCACTTCTGCGGGGGATGTGACTTTTTCAGCCACCAACGGTTCTTCTACTATCACGGCAACAGATTCAAGCCACGGCGCAGTTGCCAATGATTTTGTTACGTTTTCTGGAGCAGCTACTTTAGGCGGCTTGATTACTGCTACGGTGCTTAACCAAGAGTACCAAATTGCCACCATTGTAAACGCCAACAGTTACACGTTTACGGCTAAGGACACATCAGGAGATGAGGTTACGGCCAATTCCAGCGATAGTGGAAATGGCGGCTCTTCCGTAGTGGGCAAATATCAAATCAATACGGGATTGGATTCCACTGTATTTGGCACGGGATGGGGCACCGGTACATGGGGCCGTGGTACGTGGGGATCGAGTAGCTCTCCCACAGTAACAGACACGTTGCGCCTATGGTCCCATGATAATTTTGGCGAAGATTTATTGCTTAATGTTCGTGACGGCGGCATTTATTATTGGGACAGTAGCGCCAAGACACTAGGCACAGATCGTGCCGTAACGCTTGCTTCACTGGATACGGACTCCGCCATACCGACCATTGCCAAACAGGTGCTGGTGTCCGACCGAGATCGACATATTCTGGCTTTTGGCTGTGATGGTGAAACCACGATTGGGACGCAAGACCCTCTCCTTATTCGCTTTAGCAGTTCAGAAAGCACCACTACATGGAATGCGCTGGCAACCAATTCTGCCGGAGAACTGAGAATAGGCATGGGTTCTGAGATTATTTGCGCCGTCGAGACACGTCAGCAGATCATGGTATTTACCGATGCTTCGCTGCACGCCATGCAGTTTCTGGGACCGCCTTTCACCTTTGGTATTACGCAGATATCTGAAAATATCACCATTATGGGTCCGATGGCGGCAAAAGCCGTGGACGACACCGTCTTCTGGATGGGCCGCGAGGATTTTTACCTGTTTGACGGGCGTGTACAAAAACTGCCCTGCGCGGTTCGTTCCTATATTTTTAATGACTTTAATACGCAACAGAATCAAAAGGTTTTTGCCGCTTTAAATGCCACGTTTAATGAGGTCTGGTGGTTTTATCCCTCAGAGGATTCCACGGAAATAGACAGATACGTGATTTACAATTATCAGGAACAGGCTTGGTCCTACGGTTCCTTGGCCCGTACTGCGTGGTTGGATCGGGGCATTAATGATTATCCGTTTGCGACAGGTACGGATGGCTTA